AGAATGCTCAGATACATCCGAGAGTAGTTGTTTATTTTACTGCCGATTGGTGTGGAGCATGTAAGCGTGTTGATCTTGCGCATATCATGAACTCATTTAAAGATGTTCATTGGTATATTTGTGATGTTGATAAAAATAATTATAGTACTGGATTTGCTGGTGTGAAAACAATTCCCTCTTTTTTGGCAATTACTAATGGTAAACATCAGCCATTGATATCAACAAGTAATACTGAAGATGTCATATTTAATCTGTTTCAACATCTGAATGTGTAATAAAACCCCCTCCAAATCTACCATTTGTAACTGCTTCTTCAAGTTGGTCGACAGTTGAAAACTCTGTTTGTATAAGTGTATCATCTTTCCAATCATTCTTTAGAATTTTTATGGATGGTATGATTTTATAGGTAGGTGGTAGCAATTTAGTTTGTAAAAACTTTGTTTGAATAAATCCACGGGATGGATAATAAATACCGCCAACTACTGCGCAATTATTCTCATTTTTTTGTGTTTTATACATGAAAACCTGAGGATAAATATTATTAATGTCACGAAAAGCACAAAGGCGGATTTCAACATCAGGAAAGTCACAATCAAGTCCAAGTGGGATTTTAATGACAAGATTTGAAATAGTGGCGAGCATTCTTGGTATAGGATATGTAGGTTCTGCCCATATATTGCGCTGGCCCATAAAGAAATCACCTGGAAATCCAAACAGTGATTCTTGGAATCCTGTTTTATCGACCTTTTCACAGAAGAATCCGAGAGCTTCGGTTGTATTTGTTGACACTTTAATACCACAGAGGGCCCACATATTTGTAAATTCAGAAAGACTTGGAGCAATTGAAACATTGTAATTAATTCTGTTTGACTCGGTGTTGGAGGCTTTGATATTATGTCTTGGTATTTTTAGAATAACTGAATTGCTGGTTTCTTGGATTGTTGGGGTTGCTTCATACATATTTTTCAGGAACATAGTTGAAGGTGCTGAAGCTGGAGCGGGAGCAGAGGCTGACATTTTTGGGAATATATAGTCGAAATAACACGATATAATTCAATTTTTAGCTGTTTCATCGTTCTACAACCTCACCGCGCCGCCATTATTCATGAAAATTATAGGCCCAGTGGCCCAGAAGATTTTTAATAAATAATGGAACATTCTTTTCATCTATAGATCCCCCATGGTCTGAACCATCAGGAATAAATAGGCATTCAATGCGAGAATGTTCAGGATATTGAGTACAGTGTCCCTTACGTGTGGTGCGAGTATAGGTTTTTCCCAAAGGTTTCATCAGATGATTGATGGCTGATTTCTTAATGTCATCCGCCCAGAAATCCAATAGCGGTCCCATTTCTTTCGGTTGTCTTTCAGGATGCCATTGAATACCATAAATAGGTAGATTATTTCGACCCTCAAAACTTTCAACAAATTCCGCACCTTTATCATCAAGGGATGTCGAAGTAACTATAAAAAGTTTATTAAGATAAACATTGGCGCGAAACTTCTGTGGTGAAATTCCCCATGTATGATTATTGAGGGTCGAGGGATTAGTAGAAAGATATTTCAGGTAATTAGGTGTCATGTTGGGTCCTGACCACATGCGACTATCTTTGGTTGCCCGCGTCCATTTTAGAGGATATCTCGCATTTTTAGCATCATATTTTTTAAGAGGATAAATTCCTCCTAGAAGCATTAAAATAATTTCAAAGCCTAGACAGGTTCCCCAGATTGGAAACATTTTTTCGCCTCTCGATGATGTCCAGAGATTGATTGAATACTGAAGAAATGTCCAGACCGTTGTGAAAAGTTTAAGATTTGCTTTTGCTCCACCTCCTGGCACAACAATTCCATTAACACGGTCAAAATACCATTGTGGTCTTTTGGTATCATAAGGTATTATAACAGGCTCAATAGCCCGAGATGTGAGCCAATCTAGATATGGGGCCATAATATGACTTTCATTGGGTCTCGGACCATCCTCGTGGGGCATTGTAATAATCCCAACACGAAGAGTCCGTTTGGACATTATACCTGTTTAGACCAACGAACATTAAAAACGGGCACTTTCAGTGCCCTTTTTAAGGTCTCTGTTGGCCGCGGCCCGTAGAATCTTGAAAATGGGCACCCCTTCGGTGCCCATTTTCAATATTCAAGGGTCTAATTGGCATACAAAAGACGTCCTCTGCCATTGGCAATTTCATATGTATTCCATCCAACAGCATAGACACGCAATTCAGTATTTCTGCGATTGAGAAGCACAGAGGGACTTGTAGGTGTTATATTAATATGTAAATCAGGACGATATGCCGTCGTCATATTTATTGTCCCTTCAGGTTGTCTTGGTCCTGATGAACCCCACAATCTTTCTACTAATCTTCCCAGTGACCAATTCATTGAACCGATACGAAGGCCACTATCGTCGCCGTGTTTTGATGCTTCCTCCACGTCCTCCCAAATTTTAGATGACCGATAGGCCTCGCGATCCTGACCCGCTGTGACAAGTTTTATGGATTCGTAGAAACTTCCTGATAGATCGTTGTTGAAGTTTGTCAGTTGATTTCGGTCGAGGCTATTTTGTGAACGAAAAAACCAGAAAAGTTCTTCCGTAGGATGTCTACCATCAAGTCTCCTGACACATGAAACATTTATGGCACCACGATCAAAAGGTGCGTAATCAAGTTCACCAATTGTAAATATATTTTCGAAGACTTGGCGAAAAAGAATTTGGCGAGGTGTGCTCATAACTTCATCTCGGGTATCAGGAGGCAAATAGGCCTGAGTTGTTTCAAGAAGAATTGTTGGTTGACCGATTTTATTAAGAGGAATCGGTTGAAATCGAATTGTATTATTTAAATAATCCGTGTAGATGAACTCGCTCACATTCCATGGTTGAGGTTTGAATGATTCATACTGATCCACAATAAGATCCTCCAATCTTCGTAATTTACATTTTAATCTGAGGGCCTGGCTATTCATTCCGCAAATAGGTAGGCCAACATCTTCTAGTCCCTGACAACCTGGGATAGGTAGACGAATGCGGAGTTGGGGAGGAGTTGTTTGTATTTTCCTAAAATTTGCGAATTGACCTGCCCCCTGAAATTCAAGAAATTTTTGGTTTCGTGGTGAATCAAACTTTCCAAGAGCAGCCATTGCGAAGAGACTTTCGCCCGTCCATTCCTGAATTAAAAATTGGTCCTGATAGAGTTGTATTTTTTCAAACATTAGGAAACCAACAAAGTCCGTGTAGAAATATTTATTGCCATTTTGTTGGATAATGTCATACTTAGAATTTGCTTGAATGGGAGGATATGTAGGGCCATTCGCAACTAGGGGTAGATTGGGAAACCAAGATGGAAGATTTATCAGGAAACATATTTCTGTGAGTATGTCACCATAGGATTGTATTTCAACTTCAAAGTTTGCGCCCCATGTTGTGCCATTCAATGGGACAATGGTTTGGCGTTCTTCAAGAAAATGGGTTGAGGATTTGTAGTGGGCGTCATAGGGCCATGTTGCATCTGAATCATCGCGTATAAAATATGAGTCCTTTTGTCCCCTTGCCACAAGTTCATAGAGAGCACCTGAATTTGAGGATTCAGGGATGTTTGTCGTAATTCCCTGATTTGTAAGGGATGCCATTCTGAATCTATACTGAAAAATGATTATGAGTTTAGATTGATTATGGGGCTGGGCTGGGCTGGGCTGGGCTGGGCTGGCTGACTGGAGTGTGCGACGGCGGCGGACAAAAAAGAGAGAATATTTAGAATTACTGGCCACCCATTTATATAAAATGAGATTTATCCGAAGTCTGGTGAATTCACACGGATTATTTAATTCCAAACAACATTTATTTTTTCGTGTAGGAGGTCATATGAGCTTCCCTCCTCCTGTCTGTGCGCAATTACAAACAGACGGTTCATTTAAACAAAATAAGTCTGAAAAAATTGCGAGAGTCGGAATGTATCTTCAAACAATTGATAATAATATACATACTCATTCATATGAAATAGATGCTAATTCATCTATAGAGACTGAATGGGCATCCATTTTGGGAGGAATAGAGTTTGCGGGTGAATACTATCAGGACGCTATTTTTATTGAAAATGACTGTCTTTCAGTAATTTCCTTTTTTTCACCAAATAGTACAAGATATCCAGCAATCGGAACATCCGCTCGGGATTATTATGAAAATATTTGTAATATTTCAAATGAATTTGCTTTTGTTGGTTTGCGTTGGATTCCGCGGGAAATGAATCGTGCTGATAAAGTACTTCGGTCTTAATCCTTTTTCCAAATATAGACCCATTCATATCTTTTCTGTTCAGTTGTTCCAGGAGTCCGTCCATGAGACGCATTTCTGCCATGACGACTTTTAACGGCTAGTTTAATTTTCTGTGATGCTCTGCCCGCTGTTTCAGGTAAAATACCTAATTTTTCTGAATTTTTGACTATCCAATCATACATAAATTTTGGCATATTTATTGCCATATTGCCGCCATGTGATAGGCCTTGCCAGGCACGACTCACCACGACTCCCAGGAAATCTTTCAGGAATGCTTCACGATTCTCATAATCTGGCATGCCTCTGTATTTTTCAAGGGTGAAATAGGGGGGACTCGTAAAAATTAAGTCATATGGTTTTCCACCCGTTATTTCATCTATTTCAACAGTTTCGGTCGGTTTGAATGTCATTTTAACCATATGTTCAGGTACTTCACAAAAATCAACCAGGGATTTGTAGGATGTTTGGAGTTCTTTATTAGCATCACAGCCATAATACGGTATCTTATAGGCCATAGCTGCTAGGAGTCTGCCTCCCCATCCTGAGCTGAAATCAAGTATTCCCTGCTTTGGTTCCATTTTACATATAATTCTGGCTGCTTCTGATGGACGAAATTGATTTACTGCGCCATAATATAATTGGAATATGTGATACATTTGTTGCTCATAATCAGTGTTGCCATTTTTCAAGGTTTTTCCGCGGATTTTGGTGAGTTTTTGCTCTAAATATTTTCTTGTTTTATTATTTGCCAGGGCTTCAGGAAATGTCCAGCCACTTTTTCCTGCAGCTCGGATACGATGTTTAAAAAAAAACTCATCAAGTGTATGTAGCCCTGTTCGTTCCATTGGACTAAAAGGGCCACATTGTTCAACTTTTAGCCGAAAATTGTGCCAATCTTGTTTGGCTTTTTGGCGATCAAATGGGCGGATTTTCGCAACAAGATTTTTAAGAGTTTGTCTCCTTTGCTGTTTCTGTCTCTGTGTCATTTGAACAGTCGCCACTCACTACTTTTGATGGATATTTTTCAATAGAGCTCATAAATACTTCTGGAATTTTAATGCGATTACCATTTGTATGAATATAATATTTTTCTCCATTGATTATTTCAAATATGGGGTCACAATAGTTAACTCGTTTGACACTAATTTTGCGCACACCTTTTTGAATCATTAGGGGTGCGGGGAATATTTGCGGAGGGGTCAAGAGAGGGGTCTTATGGTCGGCAGATATACTGTCGTCAATTATGAGGGATTTTAGGGTATTCCCTGTAGAGACTTGAAGAGTTGCAGAGTTGTTTACGCCACCGCCACCGCCACCGCCACCGCCAATATCCCTTGAAGCCAAAGTATGAACACGTTTTAATTTGGCCATGCTACTCATTCCATCTATTAATAAAGCATCATACAGTTTTAGCCCGCTCATTGCTTCTTCATGAAGCATTACACAAAACATTTGCTCTTTTGTATCCACGCTCCAACCTTTTTGAATCAAGTCATTGTAAATTGGGGATCCATAGAGTTTGCTCGTTTCATTTTCAAATTGGGCATCCACTCTTCCATGATTTTTACTGTAATACTCTTCATTTTTTCCATTTCTCGTCATACATGAGCGACATAATGCTACTTTATTTGGAACAGCATTAGGACAGCGCCGAATACCAAAGAATTCCCATGTGCCCTCTACTAATCCAGACTCTGATTGTTTTATCAGCTTGAATCTGAAGGGATGTCTCTGACCTTTTTTTTGATTTTTTATATCTTTACCCAATTCTATGATTTTTTGATTTTCTGTTTGGGATAACGAGCTGAATGCTAAAAGTCCTAAACAACGAGATTCTGACATTTATAATAATAATTGTTGAGAATTTGTAAAACTGCAGAGTTTTCAATTTTCTAGGGGAGGGGAGAGAGGGAGAGGGAGGGTCATGAGCCCTAAGACTCGGTTAAAAAAATTGAAATATCTTTTGTTGATATATGTTTCATAGACACCATCACACTAAACACCAATTATAATATTAATATGAATTACAATATTAATAATATTGATTTAATTCAAAATATTCTAAATTCACTACAAAGTTCATTGTCAGAACCTATTTCAAAAAAAAGAACTCTTAATATGGATATGGAAGTTCCAACACATCAGGCATTGTATTTTGCTCCTCAGTTGACTGACCTAGAAGCCACAAAGCATTCGCACATTATTACTTATCGTGATAATGTCATCAGTGGACCATTAAACTCTTGTTTTGAGTTTAGACCAGTGCGAAAACTCTTTTGGACAGGACTACGAGCATCTTGGACCAGAAATGTACCTGCGAAATATAGCATTACAGCTTTATCAAACAAAACGGATATGAAGTATGTTCTCTATGATTCTCAGGAAGTTTTACTAAATGAATGGATTTATCTACCATCTGTAATTCCAGCATTTGACATGGATGATTACCGCTTATTTCTTGAATTTCAGATTCCAAAAGAAACTAGAGGGGATAAATATGGATGTGATTTGGTTGTACGAATGGCTGGTTTTGAAAAGTTAATTGATATTGGGGATAAACAGTGTATTCTTGCTTCCAAGAATGGTCTTTATAATGTAGCTATTTATAATCTAGAAGATTCTAATTATGCGACAATGGCACTTCCCTGTTGCGATAATTTACCAAATATTAGGCCAAATTGTTCTGTAATGCCTCAATGGCGTTTATGCTGAATCTGGTCTACGCCTCCCCCTTTCCCTTCTCCAAGTTTTTTAGACCTAAATAATACTATAATTAAATATATTAAAATATCAAGTAGCCTGATGTCATCTCCTCGGCAATTTACACGACCACGTGGAGGTATTAAAACTGTTCTTGACCTGACAGATCGTGATGGCCAAGATAATTTTTATTTTCCACCTGATAGCCCAACATCGTGGTTCTTCCGAGGATCTACTGCAGATTCCCTGAAACGAACACAATTCCTGACAACAAATTTTCAGGAAATAACACAAAGAGGACCTGCTGAATGGGGGCAGAAAATGACTTTTGAATTAAATCAATTGCCAACGGGTGACTTGTTGACCAATGCTGTCCTACAAATCCAACTCGGTCATTGGCTTCCACCATATATTATTAGTGGTCTATTAACTGGGACTTTGATACAAACACCTTATCCAGATACCTATACTTATGTTGAAAGCATAGGAACATCTATTATTGAATATGCAGAGTTTGAAGTCGGTGACCAAACACTTGAGCGCATATCAGGTGAATACATACGAAGTCAGCTAAATATTGTTAATAATCAAAACCAACAATTTGGACTTGCAACGGATGCCTTTGGCGTATATCCATTTCCATATCCTATATCTGCGATGATAAGAACTGGACCTTTATCAACACAGAATCCCTGGCCAACAGAAAATGGAATTATTCTATGTCCCCTTGCCTTTTTTTTCACTAAACATCTGAAATCGGCATTTCCTCTGCTGAGTGTTTCTCCCAACTCTGTACGAATCCATATTAAATTGCGATCTTTTGATGAGTGTATTCGTAACAGCAGGGGGTGGCGGTCAACGTGTACTGATAGTCCTCTCGGAACCACGGTTGAATTATTCAATACTATCACATCAACAACTACAACATATACTATACCACAAGCTGTTCCGCCTTTCCGCGACTGTCGCCTATTAATGTTTACATCACTAACAGATGGGAAAATTCGTCAAGCCTACTTGCGGTCACCATTTGAACAGATGATGACATTCTTACAATCTTTTCGCTTTACGGAACCTCAAAAATATGTGGTGGCAAAAACAACATTAAATGATCAGATTGAAATTCAGTTGCCACTTGAAATAAATCATCCAGTCAAGGAAATATTTTGGTTTTTCAGGAGAAATGCCATTGTGATAAATAATGAGTGGTCCAATTTTAAACCAATTATTGAAACTGATCCCTATCAATATTATGAGGGCTGGCTTGTAAGCGCCACTTTACAAATAAATGGCATTGAAGTCGTATCAGGTGATGGAGATTATTTCCGTTATCAATTGGCACGACGTCACAATGGAGGTCTAGCATCTTGGGCTGCTAACATGTATGGCTATGTATTTTCACGAATTCCTGAAGAATTCCAGCCTAGTGGGACAGTTAATTTAAGTAGGGCCAATTCTATTATTCTAAATCTAACTGTACGTGTTCCACAGATTTCACCAGAGTATCATGAAATATATCGGCCTTGGGGTGCCGATGTTATAAAAGGTTGGGAAGTCGGTGTTTTTTCACACGGAATCAATTGGCTCCGTTTTGAAAATGGCCTGTGTCAGAAATTATTCAATAGCTAAGAGATTGTTGTCAGATTGTCTAAAGCGTAAAGAATACCTCCATAGGATGTCAGGAGAAAAAAGGATTTGTAGAAATGGTCGCATCACTTCTAAAAGTCCTCGTGACTGGAATTCAAGATGAGAGACTGTCTTTTGGAAAAGATATTCGGCTTGAACCTTTCCTGAAAGTTTTCAGGCGTTCAGGTCGTTTTACGACTCAATGGTATCGTATTGATTTTGATGTCCCTCCACAATTTGGTCAACAGGCTCAGTTTCGCATCCGCCGTCAAGGACACCTCTGTATGCGCCTGTATGCTGTTTTTACTATGCCTGATTTATATTCATTGTATGTGAAATTTCGCGCAGCTGCCTTGGCCAATGGTGCTGCAGCAGATACACAGATTCTGCCACAATTTGGCTGGACAAATAGTCTCGGTCACGCCTTGATTCAAGAAGCCTCCATTTATTTTGCCAATGAACGTCTTGATACGCTTGATAGCAGATTACTTGAAATATTGGATGAATTTGGCACACCTCTTGAAAACCTTACGGCAATAAATCGTCTCATCGCTCGAAATGATTCCAACTTTACACCCGATAGCTTTGGAAAGTCGGCGATACCTCAGCAAGTAATTGTTCCACTTCCATTTTGGTTTGCCCGTGGTGATCCAGCCTCTGCTCTTCCTACGGATGCCATATCAAAAGATGAAATGCGAGTAAACCTACAAATCCGTGATTTGGCGGGACTTTATTATACTTATTCCCGCAATCTACAGAATACAAGTCTTGCTCAAGGAACAAATCTGTGGCCTTTTTTGACATCGCAAATGTATTATACTAGCGCGGATGGTTCTGTAGTTCCTGGGCTTTCACCTACTAATCAACGTGTAAAACCTATTCCTGGACAGACTATGCCTTCACGATTATCATTTGGGGATTCATATATACTTGCTGAATATGTCTATTTGGACGAGCCTGAGGCTAATGCGTTCAGATTGGCGGATCTTTATGTTCCAATGACGCAACATTATATTTTAAATCCTGTTGAGACTTTTGGAAATTCTCAGGTGAGTGTTGATTTGAATATTGGAAATTGTGTCAAGGATTTGTATTGGATGGTTCAGCGTGAAGAGGCGCCTTCCTACAATGCACATTTTCTCGCAACTAATGATTTATCAAATGCCTATAGCGTTGGTCCTGCTCCATGGTGGCCAGACAGTAGTGGATTATTGGCGACGGAACCACAGTGGCTGAAACCTGGATTTGCATACAGTAATTCAGAACCTGTTCAAGGTGTTGCCATTATTTATGAGGGACATTTGACAAGGACACGTTCAATGGCACCTGTTATGTATAGAACCATTTTGCCTGTTATGGAACAGAGGAAATCTCCATGGGTTAATCGCTATTATTATAATTATCCGTTTGGTGTCCGAAATCTGAGTACACCGCAGTCTGCTCCCAATGGAGAGGCAAATTTTGATAGAATGAAACGACGCGAATTACGATTAACAATCGCACCCAAAACGGGATCATTGAATAAAATAATTTATAATTCATTTGTGATTTATACATATGCTGAAAGCTTAAACATTCTTCGTATTTATAGTGGTAGAGCAGGTCTACTATTTGCTTATTAAATGGGATTTTTATTTAGTAAACCTGTGCGCAGTTTTGATCCAATTGAAAATGAAGTTTCACGAAATCAGCGAAGAGGAAGGGTTGAACAGTTGAAAAAAACTGTTTATGGATTGCCCATTTCGGTACGCCCACCACATTTACAGGGTTTACGTGATTTTGAAGAGAGGGCGATTGAGCCTGAACCACAACCCCAAACGGATAAATATGGAAAAATTTAGATTACATCCGTCGCGTGGCCCATATCAGGCAATCTTTCGCCCATTGACCATCTTCTTGAATCCACGTATTATCAACAACAATACATGGTGTAAATGAGGACTTTTTAACAAGCAATGAAAAAATACTCTGGTCATGACGATGATCCACAAAATTATGAGGAATAATGTATTTTGAATTATATGAATCATTTACATATATATAATTATCTTTTATACACCACTCATACCATGAGTTAACAAAATCAACAGACGCAGGACATTTGCGGATAAATAGAATAGTTGCCATAATTTGTGAGGATGAGGTATATTCATGGCAATCTAGTGCTGATATCGTTTCTGGTTTTGTAAATCTAGTATCTAACAAGTCGCTACTCAATTGATGACAATAAATTCCAAGAGAACTTTTCTCAAGATTTTCAATAATTGAATCAAAGATATTTCTAGAACAGTCAGGATTAAAAGAGCATCCAGCATCAGCATAAAAAAGAAAATCACCTTCATTCAATTCCTTCAACTTGTTTTGTATCAACCATGGTTTCCAAATCCAATAGCCGAAACCCCTTCTGTTAGTTGTACAGAAATTTCCGTGATTTTGCCAGAATTCCGTGTTCTTGAGACGATCTTCTGTATATACATCCACATTATTGAACCACCCACTACAAATGGCCTCATTTTCAATACGCTTTGCGGATGCTGTAAATCTATAACTACCAAAAGATAGAAATGTTATCATATCTACCTTTTTGTTGGCATCAATTTGTTTAGACCGAGAGAGAGCGGAGAGGTACCAAGGTACTCTATTGAATTATGCGCAAATTCACACTTGCCACTGATGTTGATTTTCCTGGAAAAATACAATCCGCAATCCGTCCAATTGATGGAAATCGTATTTTACCCGCCCAAGCTTCACCATTTTTCACCCATTCACTTAGACGCTCCTTTATTTCTACATATCCTTGCCCACCTTTATCTGGACCTGCCCCCACTTCCTCTAGTTTTTTTAAGATTTGTAGAGTTTCTTTCAGACGTTCGGCCTTTGTTTTTCTGCCAGTTTGCTCCATATATATTCTAATTAATCCATCATGATTTTAGATTCACTGGCATCACGGAAGCATTTCCCATCTGAACTTTGAAAATGGGACCTCAACAGTCACAGGGTTCGCATCATGAATGCTGACATAAAAACGCACAGTTTCGCTGTCTGTGGCATGCCCATCCACATTTTCAAATCCCAAACAATATTCAATGCGCCCCCCTGTAAATGTAAATGGCAATGACCATCTTCTCGGCATATATGTCTGTGGATCCAAAGCGATCAAATAATGGAAATATTGACGCACGGAATGATAATGGACCGAATGAACAACAGCGATTAGTTCATTTCCTATTCTCACTGGAACCGCCGATCCACGAAATTTAGAGAAAATCCATGGTAGGTTGCTCTTGGATTTGGTGACTATTGTGCCATCATCACGGCATACTGTAAATGGAGACCAACTATAAATATAGGAATCATCCGCAACTTGTAGCCAGTTCTTCTCACATGATGTCTCCATGGGTGAAACAAGTATTTTTCCACCAACCAAGCGATTTCTCTCAAAATCGTATGTTCCCTTCACTATTCTATAAATCTTTTCAGGAACTCGGTCCATCGCTGCAGCAGTAAAATCAATCTTGCCATCTTTTCGCAACCATAGACGAATATCTTCCAGACCACGGATATGAGCATCAAATTCAGGCAATCCCAACTCATCGCGTAGAAATTCTCCGCTTGTTCTGCCGTTGATTCTTACCATATTTTCGGTACGAACAATTCCGTCGCTATCGCGACTCCTATATTCACCACGAGAGCTACACTCATAATTCACATAGCGAATATTTTGGATATGTAGCCAGTTATTCTTGCGTACAGTCGCAATACTCGATGGTTTCCATCGCTCATCTGACCAATCCACGGCGAATTGTCTCGCATTTGCGAGTGGTTCAACATAGAAAACCATATTGTCCCATACATTTCCTCGAATATGTTCCAAAGGCCCATTCAACGCATCCAGACAAAATTTTAGTCCTTCATGGCGAAGTTGTGGAAATAGATAGTAATGTAGAATGGACGCCTCATATGTAAAGAGTCCATTGTAAACTTCCGTTTCAAGGAAGAGAACATCATTCGGTAGTGGAAGGGACTTTCCTGCCTGATAATAGGCCCAGGCCTTCCAATGTTGAGAATGCTCTCTTAAATACTGTGTCATTATATAAGGCACCTCCGCACGTGTACCGTGATATGCCATAGCTTTTCCTGCCCACATTTCAGCCATTGGAACATTATTCGTACGCAAATAGAGCTTACAGAGCATATACATTGAATACCAGACTTCCTCAAACCATCCGCCAATTTCTATGCGCTTTTCATAGGCCTTAATGGATTCATCCGTTCGCCCCAAATCCTTGTAGGTTTGGGCTAAATAAAACCATGTTCGCCCATTTGTAGGATCCGTCTTTAGATCCTCTTCTAATAGTTTCGCATCGCGCACAAATTTATCTGATTTACAACCACCGTCATTCAAATCATCAATCCAGATTTTGGCTGGTCCTATATTCTCCGTTCTCGGTCCTCCCCAATATTCATGTGTCACACCAACACATCGCCATTCATCACTTAAACGTAGCAGACGCGCATTATAATAATGTAATGTTCCTGCTTTTTGAATAATTGAATAGCCAGCCTCCTTCAGATCCTTATCAGGAAGAAAATCGTCCGTCCAACGGAGAACCATATCGCCATCCAATAAGACACAGTATGTTTGTGTCAAGTCCCATCCAAGTTTTGTTGAAACAAATTCACGACATGCTAGAAAGCTCAGACTGCGATTATGGCCAAAATTCTTCCATTCATGTTGACAAATACCATAAGGTTTTTTTGTTTCCTCAATCACTCGTTTGGCGATTTCTGTTGTATCATCGGTTGAACCTGTATCACATACCACAAAAGCATCTACTAATCCTGCTGCGGAGCGTAAACAACGTTCAATAATACGACTCTCATTTTTAACCATTGTCAGGAAAACAAGGCGGATCTTTTGGGGCTGTGGCTGTGGCTGTGACTGTGGCTGATCAACGAGATTATTTTGGCCATGATCCTGACTCTGACTATCAGAATCACAAATTTCTTCTATTACAAGTTTCATACCTACATATCTTTTTTCAGGCAATTTTTAGACTGCTTTGTTTGGTTTTAGTGAAAGGTCTAAAAGAATAAAATAATAAATACATAGTACAATGTGTGGAATTTGGGCTTTTGTTGGAAACAAGTCCATTACTTATTCGGATGAAACGGTCAACAAATGCTTTGAAGAACTGGCCAATCGTGGACCTGAAACAAAAGCAGAGCTAAAGATAAATTTTGTTGTAAATAATGTTCATCTCGGATTTACACGTCTCGCAATCAATGGTTTAACACCTGAAGGTAATCAACCAATGTTTGAAGATGGCATATATTGGATTTGTAATGGTGAAATATATAACTGGAAGAATATAGCGGAAAGTTTTAATCTGAATCCCAAAAATAAATCTGAATCCGATTGTAGTATCCTAGGGGCACTCTGGCGAAAACTTAGCGACGAGCCTGATGGAACAGAGCGCTTTTTCCGAGCACTTGATGGGGTATTTGCCATGGTGCTTGTTGATACAGAAAGAAAAAAGGTCGTGATAGGACGGGATCCATATGGAGTTCGCCCACTTTTTATGGGTGAAAATAAACTCAGTACTGGAGGAGGATTATACTTCGCATCTGAAATGAAGGCCCTTGTACCATTTAATAATACAAACAATACCCTACAAATTCTTCAATTTCCACCTGGTTCATATGCCGAGATTGATCTTACTTTACCACTTCAGATTCTGTCAAATATTCGGCAATATCATCAGGTGCCCTGGCTAAAAGTTATTTGTGGAAGTGATACCAATATCTTTGAACATTTACAGGGCAAGTTAAAAAATGCCGTCCAGAAACGTCTATTGACTGAGAGACCAATTGCTGCCCTTTTGAGTGGAGGAATTGATTCAAGTCTAATTGCCGCTCTTGTCGCTAGTAAAACTAGCCACCTGAAAACATTTTCAATTGGATTTGAAGGGTCCGAGGATCTCCGTTGTGCTCGCATTGTTGCCAATCATATTGGTTCCGACCATACTGAAATTGTCAGCACACCTGATAAATTCTTCGCATCTATTCCTGAAGTCATACGGGCCATAGAGTCATACGATATTACAACAGTACGTGCCTCTGTTGGAAACTACTTAGTCAGCAAAGCCATTCGCGAAAAGACGGATTGTAAGGTTGTGTTTAATGGTGATGGAAGCGATGAAATTTTTGGTTCTTATCTCTATTTTTATCGAGCGCCAACCGATGAGGCATTTGAAGCAGAAACTACGCGACTCCTGAAAGATATTTGTTATTTTGACGTTCTCCGCTCAGACCGCAGTATTAGTTGCCATGGACTTGAACCACGAACCCCCTTCCTTGATAAGGAATTTGTAGCAACAGCCAAGGCACTTCCTACAAATCTCCGCAGACCAGGCGATAAGCATTGTGAAAAATGGGTACTTCGGCGTGCCTTTGATGGAACAGGTTTATTACCTGATGAAATTCTGTGGCGACGAAAGGAGGCTTTTAGTGACGGTGTATCCTCCAAAACGAAGCCATGGTATCAGGAAATTCAGGAGAGAGTAAAAAATGGTAATTTGATTCCTGAAAACTGGGAAGCAGTTGCTACTGAAAAATATCAACACAACTGTCCAAAAACCGCGGAGGCATTTTATTACAGACAACTCTTTGAATCCTTTTTTGGTGAAGAAAATTCAGGAACGATTCCATATTTTTGGATGCCTAAATGGTCAGGGGAAACGAGTGATCCAAGCGCGAGAACACTAAGTCTTTATTAGAGATAGATGGATTTTATAGACAAAGTTCAGGGTTTTTTAGGCAATACACCTGTAGTATATTATGCTATTGGTCTAGCACTTATTTTAGTAGTATTTTTCCTATCACGACTTTTTATCACAACACCTCTTTTTAATCCAAATACAATGCCCGCAACTACAGAGGGATTTATGGGCACTGTTTACGGAGCGGGTGAGCCTCCCTGCTT